GCCAATAAAGGCATATTTACCTATCTTTTTGGATCAGAAACAACGCTAAACGCTACACTTTCACAAGCTGAAAAACTGGCTACTGTTTGGGTTTGTATTGATTTCTTAGCGCGAACCCGTGCTATGTTGCCTTTAAATGTTTTCGACATTCAGGGCAATAATAAATCCATAGCTTACAATCACTCCGCTCAATTTTTACTCCACAACAGACCAAATCCAAACATGAACGCATACCAATTTTGGTACGCGGTCGAATATTGCAAGCATTACAACGGTAACGCCTATGCATGGATTACCAGAACCGGCAAAAAAATTGAAAGGTTAGATTTGTTAAACCCTGACGATGTTACGGTTCGATATGTTGGTGGTGAATTGTACTATCACGTCAAAGGCGAGCTAGTAAACAGCCTGAATCTACTTCATTTTAAGAATTTCAGCACTTCCGGCTTAATTGGCGAAAGTACGCTATCATTTCACGCTGAAACTTTTGGCCATAGCGTTGATTTGAGACGATTTGCGCGTAGAAACTTGAAGGCTAACCCTCCAGCATACGCAACATCTCAAAAAGATAAGCCCACAACCCACACAGGTAAGGAGCAATTAGGCGAATACCTATCAAATGAGATGCAAGACTATGCTGAAAATGGTAGAATGCCGTTTTTATACGCTGGTTTTGAGATCAAAACGCTCGGTTTGAAGCCTCAAGATGCGGCTTATTTGGAGCAGATTTCAGCATCAAAAGAGGACATTTACGGCATTTTTGGAGTGAATCCGGGGCTTGTTGGAGCCTATAAAACGGGTGTTACTTACAATAATCTGGAGCAACAGAATCTACAATACACCATTTACACACTCACCCCTAAGCTGGTAGGCGATGAGCAAGAGTTAAACTACAAAGTATTCACAGAATCGGAGCGAGCTACCAAGTTTTGCAAGTTCAACGAAAAAGCGTTGATGCGCACCGACCTAAAAACTCAAAGCGAGTGGTTGATGGCTCAATATAAAATGGGCGTGCTGAATAGAAACGAAGTTCGCGACATTTTAGACCTGAATCCGGTGGATGGTGGAGATGTTTATTACATCGAGGGGAATAACATGATACCGCTCGACTCAAAAGGTATGCCGATCATGCCGGCAGGTCAAGCAACTAAGCGCGACATTCAAACAAACTTACAGCAAGTACTTCGTGACGCTGGAATTAACACTACCCTAAACGGGCAACTTCATTATGAGCAACATTGAGAGAAGATACCATATTGGCGATAAAGTAGAAGTGCGATCCACTGACGGCAAAAAGGTTATCGGTGGATATGCAGCCGTTTTCAACTCATTTAGTCAAGATTTAGGCGGTTTTGTTGAGAAAATAGCCCCTAATTTCTTCGATAAAGTGATGAGCAACGATGTTCGGGTACTGAAAAACCATGATAGTCATTACGTTTTAGGCCGCACCACATCAGGCACGGCAAGGCTAAAAAGAGACGATAAGGGGCTTTATTTCGAGTATGACGATCCCGGCACTAGCTATTCAAACGACCTTTCAATATCTATCGATCGCGGAGACATCAGCCAATGTTCATTTGGGTTCGTGGTTGCGAAAGACGAATGGATAAAAAGAGCGGATGGAAACTGGGAGCGCACACTTTTGGAGTGTGAGGCTTTGTATGACGTTGGACCGGTGACATACCCAGCTTACACCGATACTTCCGTTGCCGCTCGTAACATGGAAGAGGTAAGAAAGAAGCAGGAAAAAAACGAGTTGACCAAGCGTGACATTGAACTTGCAAAAGAAGTATTAGAGGCGCAGCGCGACATGGATCAGCTCACCATTAATTTATTGAAAACAATTTTTTAAACTGAATATGAAAGAGAAGTTAGAAAGACGGCTGCAAGAACTAGAGGGCATTGCGGTTGAAAATCCGAAGAAGATGCAAGGCATCTTTGATAAAGCCCTCACCGAAAATCGCAGCCGTACCGAGGACGAAACCAAGGAATGGGCGAAGTTGAAAAGCGAAGCGGAAGCGGCAGCAACCGAGATTCGAGACATCAAAGATACCCTTGAGCAACTTTCAAGATCGGCAGATGTCCGCCCGACTAGCTTTGCCGCTCCCGGTAAATCTGATTTGGGTAAATCGGACATCAAAGGAATCAGAACCGCCAGCATCGCAAAGATTGCACGTTCATCTAACCCGAAAACAGGGGTTAAATTGGATGGTGTAGAAGCTGAATTGCGCTCGGTTGCAGAAGCTGAATTGCGCGGCAATGGCATTGACATCAGGGACGGGGCGGGGCTTGTGCCACAATTGGCTATGCGTCATTTGTCTTGGAACGATGAGCAGCGCAAGCAAGAGCAACGCGACATCACCACAGGCGCGGCATTAGGAGCTGAATTAGTGAACACATTCACCGACAGAAGCAACTATATTGAGGCTTTGCGCCCTTATAACGTGCTTATGGGCATGGGTGTAGGGGTTGAGCAAAACGCAAGCGGTGAAAATAAAAACTATCCACGCGAAAACTCACTTTATACCGCGGCAATGGCGGCAACTGAAAACGCAGCGGCTACCGAGTCAATGACGGCAACGTTATTTACTACCGTAGCATTTTTGCCAAAAAGAGCAACAGGATTTGTTCAGGTATCTAATCAAATGTTGCCATCAGGGGCAGGTCAGGGCGGTAGCGACTTGGAAGCGAGAGTGAGAAATCAAATCGCAAAAGGCCACGCTACTTTGATGGATGTTCAGGGCATCACAGGCTCGGGTGCGTCAGGTAACGCGCGCGGTATTATCAATACTTCCAACGTTGGAACTGTTGTTGGTGGTACTAACGGTGCCAACTTTAGCCGTGCATTCATCACTCAATTTGAATCAGTTGTGGGCGCAGCTGGTGGTGTGTTGGAGCGTTGCAAGTATGCCACTAACTTCTCAATCAACGCTTACGGAAAGCGTACGGAGATTTCGGCTGGATCTGGTCGATTCTTGATCGATGCGGCTCCAAGCTGGCAATTTTCAAACAATTCAACCGGAATGAGAAATATTTCGTTGATCGATCAGTATGAGGCTTACATCTCATCCAACGTGCCTAACAACTTGACTAAGGGCACGTCTTCCGGTATCTGTTCGGCTGTTTTGTTTGGTGATCCTAGCGATGCAAAATACATGCAGTTCGGAGGCATGCAAATTATTGTCGATCCTTACTCACAAGGCGGATCAGCGCTAACAAACTACTATGTTCATCAGTGGTTAGATTTCAACGTGTTACGTCCGGGCAGCTGGGCGATCAGTGTTGACATGTTGACTCCTTAATGCATTTGTTTTCATGGGTGAGGGTTAAAATCCTTGCCCATGTTTTTCCAATTTTCAAAAATCAATTTAGTAACCTAAAAAATTAAAACCATGTTTGTAAAATTTAAGACAGGCGCATCAGCTTACGGGTTAGGATACCTTGAAGGGGAAGTAGCCGAAATCAAAACAGTAAAAACCCGCGTTTTAACCACATTGACAGACGCTAACGGTAACGTTAGGGGTCAGGATTGGAGAGATCAGGACATCACAGCGGATTTACTTGTGGAGAAAGGTGTGTGTATTCAAGCTACTGAAAATGAAACGGCAGACTACAAGCAAAGACTCAAAGCAGAGGCCGAGGCCGCAGCCAAAAAGTAAAATTGAATTTGCCGTTGGCCTACGCCAGCAAAAACGTTCATTGAATGATCCAACTGACAGCGACATTATCACCGGTAACGATAGAAGAGGCAAAGGTTCAGTGTAAACTGGACGAAACCGATTCAAGTGAAGATAGTCTGTTGAATGGATTGCTAATTTCAGCGACTAGGTTTTGTGAGAACAGAACACATAGAGCCTTGATGCAGTCCGACTGGTTATGGTCAGGTAAGGAGTTTCCGAAAAGGTTAGATCGTGATGGTTGCTTCCGATTGCCAATGGCTCCTCTCGTTGCGGTTTCATCGGTAAAATATTGGAACGGCACTTTACAGACCTTGGCACCTAGTGAATACATTGTAGACACTAACAACATACCTGGAAGGATTTATTTTAAGTCTTATCCAAGTATTGATGATAGGCCAGATGCGGTTCAAATAACTTTTACCGCAGGATACGGAGCGGCAGGAGCGCAGGAGTCACAGGAACGTGAAGCGGTGCCACAAGACATTAAAAGTTGCATTTTAATGATTGTAGCAACTCTTTACGAGAACCGCCAAACGATGAACCAAAGCGGAAATATCACAGATGATAAGATTCAGGAGTGGGTAGACGGTCAGCTTAGCCATTATTTTCTTCCGTTTTAATGCTAAAAGGAATTGACATAGGCCGACTGGATACCCGACTGAAATTCGAGTCTCTTATTCCAACCGTTGACGAACTAGGCAACAAGCCTACAGTAACCTACGGAAGTCCTTTTTATGTTTGGGGTAAACTCAAAACATCTGGATCAAGTGAGAGTTTCGAAAGTAATCAGCAGGTTGGCAATAGATCATGCGAGGTAATTATCCGCTATCGATCAGGGATTAATGAGCAGATGAGATTCACCGACATTCGAATGGGTGATTTGTGGTATGTCAAAGGGATTGAAAGCAACGTCCGCGAGGGTTATTGCAGACTACAAGCAGAAAAGCGCGACAATCAATGAAGATTGAGCTAAAAGGCGATAAAGAGTTGATCGGGCTATTCGCAGACCTTGGGCGTAACACATTTACGGACGGAGTGATCAGGGACATAGCCAGAAAAGGCGCATCGGTAGTTCAAAAGGCGGCTAAGGATAACATGCCTTACCAACTTGGAGACTTAGGGCAAGAGGGCAAGAAGTCATTAGTAGTAAAGTCCAGCCGCCAGAACAAAACAGCGGTTAGTGTCACACTTGGGGGTCGAAGTTATCAATCCTACAAAGGCAGAAGCGTTTATTTAGCCCCGATTATCCGGCATTTTACAGCCGGGCGGCAAGCGGACAGACGCACAAAAAAAGGTTATTTCCGTGGGCGTGTAATTAATCGCTACGGGGATTTTATAGAGAAAGGATTTTATCAGAGCCAAGGCCGCGCGGTCGAGGTGATGAAGCAGGAGAGTTTAGGCATCATTAAAAAGAGGTGGAATAAATTGAGGTAATGGCAGCCGAATACGCGATAGTAAAACTTATAAGTAATGACGCTGGTTTATCTGCGATACTTGGAAGCGGCACCGCATCGCGCGCGGTAGTTGGTCAGCTGCCCCAAAAAATGATTTTGCCGGCTTTGAATATTATTCGGTATAACACGAAACCGAGCGACACAAAAGACGGAGTGAGTAGGCTTGACGAAGAGACTATTTCAATAACGGTTAGAGATTTAAGTTACTCAACCATTGTTAATATGTCTGAAAAAGTCAGAACCTTAATAGATGGGCTTAAAGAGTCATCGGTTGTGATTAATTCAACAGCCCTTGGAACCAGAACCGTCGAGATGGAGCATTGTTGGTTTTTTGATGAGTCTTACGATGTTTATGAACATGAAGACAGGCAAATAGAAGTCTATGAACAGACTTATAAAGTGAGAGTTAAACGTTAAAACAATAATAAAATGGCAGTATACACAAGACAAAATTTAACCGAGCAAGGCGTTTCATTAACCGCCAACGCGGCCACAGTCACAGTAGGTGACAGTTCTGATAATTCGGACGGAAAGCTGGCTTGGATCGTTCGTAACGGTTCTGGAGCCGGAATCACAGCATCAGTAGCGGTTGTAAACGCACCCTCATTAAGTGACCCTGTTTTTGGGACATTAACTAAGGGCGCAATCGCATTCGCGGTAGGAGCCGGGGCAACGGCAGTAATAGGCCCATTCCCACCAGCGGTATTCAACGATGCTAACTTTCGGGTTACATTGGTTTGCTCATCGGTCACATCGGTAACAGTTTCACCAGTAAAACTTCCTTAAAACCATGGCAGCATATCCTACAATTGACGGTGAACTGATTCAGGTTTATTCGAACGGTTCACTTATTGCCAACGGCATCGACTGCAAATATTCGTTTAAGCGCGACATGCGAGAGACTACCACGAAAGACGGTGGCAACTGGAAGCAAGCCGAATACACGAAGGGAAGCGGAACGGTATCCGGCAGTTATCTTCAGACGGCATCGGCAGTGGTCAGCACCGCATCGCTATTCACCATTTTAAACAACCGTACAAAAGTATCTTTGCGGTTCGGTGGCACTACAAGCGGTGATACTTACTGGACGTGTAACGCGCTGCTTACCTCTTTGGATGTAAGCGCACCACAAAAGGACAATATCACAGGCAGCTATTCATTTGAATTGGATGGCCAACCAGTTGCAACCGTAATCCCATAACATGACCAAGATAAAAATTGAAGGCGCAGAATATCCGATCGTTTTCCGCATGAAAGCGGTCGGTATTTATCAGGACTTAATCGGTCAGTCTTTGCTTGGCAACTCGGAAGAGTTCGCCAAGATTTTTGGGGGTGAAGTTGAAACTGAGGACGGCAAAAAGAAAGTTTCTATCGATGCGAAAAGATTGCTTGTATTAATTCAGGCAGCCTTAATGAATGCAGATTCAAAGCTATCGAAAGAAGAAGCTGAAAACATCGCTGGCATGGCCGACTTTACAGATCCTGAAATTTACGCATCATTGACCGGGTTATTTAAAAAGAGCGAAACAGAAAAAAAAGTGGCGGCTCCGGCGGAGAACATCGGAGCCTAAAACCGATCGACTTTGACAGCGCGAAAATGTTTGCGCTTGGCCAGCTAAAAATAAAGCCGTGGGAGTTCGAAAGATACACCATTCACGACTTCATGATGGCGTGGTTTGGTTATCAGGAGACTTTGCAAATACAAAGGCTTCAAACGCTTTTAACCGTTCGCTCATCATCAGGCGCGGATTTAGAGCCGCGCGATCTTTGGGGGCTATACTTGGATGAGCCTAAAGTAAACTTGAAGAAATTAGAACGCCTAGCTAAACAGGCTGAAACGAACTGGAAATGAACCCATCATTACAAGTAGACATAGGGGCGGATATTAGCAATCTGAGAGCCGAAATGCAAAAGGCGCAGGGGCTTGTTTCTGGCCTCAATCAAAAGATGATGGATTTCGCGTCTACGATAGGCGTGGCATTTGGAGTAAAAGAGGTTGCGGGGTTTGTTTTGGAGGTATCAAAGTTAGCCGGTCAATTCGATGGGGTTAATAATGCATTTTCAAAACTTCAAGATTCAGCAAATGTTTTAAATGAGCTAAAAACCGCTACACAAAACACTGTTTCGGAGTTAGAGTTGATGAAGTCAGCCGTTCAGGCTAATAACTTCTCAATACCAATTCAGCAGCTAGGTTCCCTTTTTGAGTTTGCTTATCAACGAGCAGTAGCGACAGGTCAAAGCGTTGATTATTTAGTTCAATCTATCGTTACCGGTATTGGCCGAAAGTCCCCTTTAATTCTGGATAACCTTGGAATATCAGCCATTGATTTAAGGGCTAAATTAAAAGGAGTAGGAACAGAGGCGGCCACCGTTGCGGATGTAGCACGCGCGGTTGGTGAAATCGCGCAGGACTCTTTAAATAAGGCAGGATTAGCCGCTGAGAACGCGGCCACCAAACAAGAAAAACTAAATGCAAGTTGGCAAAACTTCAAAGTTACAATTGGGCAAGTAGTTAATGATTCAGGTGTAATTCAATTTTTACTAGACCTTTCAAATAAGGCTTTAGATGGATTTACAACTACACCAATAGAGAAATTTGAAGATGCTATAGTGCAATTCAAATTCAAGGCGCGTGATAGCGGTGACGCTGCAAGGTACACCAAAGAAAATATAGGCGCATTGGTTGAGATGGCCGCAAAGGCAGGGGTAAACTTCAATACTTTCGTTTCTGAATTTAAAGGCGTAAACGATGCGCTTCAAAATCTTAGGGCATCGGCAGCTGAATTTAAGGGCACTCAATTAGGGCCATTACAGGCAAGTTTCTGGCAGCCTATCGCGCCAGTTATAGCAACGGTTCGTAAGGAATTAACCGCTTTGCAGCGCGATCTTCAAAACACAAAAGTAGTCAACAAGCTAAAGTTAGATGCGCCTGAAATTGGCACTAAATCAAGTTCTTTTAAATCGTTAATTCCAGATCTTCAACCTGACATAGATAAATTGCGCGAGTACGGCAATCAGTTAGTTGGTGAAATAGGGGATATTTCATTAAGAACAGAACCATTAATACTTGATCTTGGGGCATCGGTTGCAAATGCCTTTGTAGGATTTGGCGAGGCTATCGGTAACGCTCTAGCTGGAACTGAGGACTTTGGTAGTGCCATGCTTAAAATGCTCGGAGGCATAATGAAGCAGATCGGATCAGCAATGATCGGTTTAGGAACATCTTTTTTAGCGATGCAGCTAGCCTTCGCAAATCCATTTACAGCAGGCCCCGCTTTACTTGCGGCTGGTGTTGCGTTGGTTGCTCTTGGTTCGTTGGTTTCCGCATCTACAAAATCAGCAAGCGCGGGCGGTGGAGGTGGTGGATCGGGTGGAGCATCGCGCGCGGTTGACAATTACAAGGACTACGAACGGATTAGGGGCACATCTTTCGATGGAATGCAGCTACAAATCACTGGGCTTGTAGGGAATAATTTTAACGCGGCTCTTAGAAAATCAAACTACCAAACAGGATTAACCGGTGGCTGAAAATTTACTCGGTACCATAACGCTTTCAAAAGACTATTCAAGTCCTGCGGGATTCGATCAGGGGGATACTATTTACGGTTATTGGGACGATGTAGCGGAGGTCGTAGTAGTAAAGAAAGCTGATAATTCCGTAACCGTTGACGCGGCTAATGTTACTACATGGGGAGATAATGGAACGTTTGAGACAGCAGGAACAGAATCAAACGTCCTAGGGGCAAACAGCGGATCGAGACAGGCTGCAGCCGCACGAACCGGAAGTTTTGGGCTTCGATTTGTAGCGGGCGCAACCGTTCCGACTAGCAATACTATCTTTAGATTCAACGTTACAAACGGAGCCAGCAACACATACATAGCCTCTTGTTATGTTCGGGTTCCAGCCGGTAATTCATTTTCAACAAATAACAGCACTCAGATATTCCTTGACGCGCTATCAGATACGGTAGCATCTCAATACGTTTCGATAATTCGCAGAAACTTTACGACCGTTGGCGATGCGCTGGCAGGTTGGGTCAAGCTAACATGTACATTTATCTATAATGCGCCTTCGCTTAACGGATCGATAATTGATTTGTCGGCTTATGCTTTTATTGGTGTTAAGACCAATGTAATAGCGTCCGAATTGGTACCTACTACGGGTTATCTTCATCTTGATGATGTGGTCATCAATGCCCAAACAGGTTTTACAAACGCGGCACCGGCAACCATCACAGCGGGGCCTGATTTGGGTTATGTCGATCCTAGTCAGGTTACGGGCTGCACGAATGACGGTCAAAATGTAGATGTAGGATTTGGGGTCATTATCTTCACTGTAAGCAACTACTTTAGCAACTATTCATTTGTTACCGGACTGACTACGCTAAACCGATTCAAGATAATAGCCGGCAATCCAACGTTTCCATATTTCAACTACTTTTTAGAGACCGGAAGCCCAACGGTTTGCAACCTGACGGCTACCATCACAAATATTCAATCGCCTACAAGCCAATACGCTGGAGATGGTCGATTCACGGTTACAAGCACCACAAGCCTAGCCCCCGCAAAGTATTCTTTGAGTGACGTTGCTTATGCGGCAATGGAAAACACTACCGGAATATTCACCAATCTATTGCCGGGCGATTACAAGGTTTATATTCGCGACTTGGGCGAGTGCCGGCAATCGCTTATCGTTACTATTCCAAAATTTAGAGGAGATGAGGTTAAGTATCGGATGGAATTTGTTGACATCCAAAACCAGACAAAGAGCCGCGTAGATATTTTGGAGCGTGGATTTGGCGGCACACTGCGCGATGTGGACGGGTTTGATGCGGTGCCTTTTAAGATAACACAGCCACAAATCAGCATCAATAACAAATTTGAAACTATCCTACCAATCAGTGCTGACATAGTTCTAAAAAATAAGATAAACTACGAATTTGAAACGCTTTTTAGTCAATCAGATAAACAGTTTCGAGTAAATTATTACCGTCCGGTTGGTGCCTTGATTTGGTCAGGGTACTTGCAATCATCGGTATTCAGCGAAGAGTTCATCGCGCCACCTTACGGCACCAATGCAAAAGTAATTGACGGGCTGGCACTATTGAAGGATATTGATTTTAGGCCAGAGGGCGGAGGATTGTTTGACTCTTTCATGTCAATGAAGGATGTTTTAATCACAATACTTTCAAAGACTGAATTAAATCTACCACTTAGAACAGCTATTAATATTTACGAGTTTAACCATGCCAAGGGGATTGATGA